CATGGTTACTTCACCAGAAGTTATGGCTGAAATGAGAGCGGCTAACTTGGTAGACGAAGACCGTATCAAAGACGGCAACCTTGAGTTCTCAACAGTATTCGGTGGAAAATTCCGTCTAGTAATGACGCGTGCAAACCAAATGATTTCAGGCGCTACAGTAGGCGACTTGAACGCTCAATCAACTAAGTGTTCATACATCATCAAGCCGGGTTCAGTTGCGGCAACAGCAATCAACATGCCAACTCCAGTAGAAGTAGACCGTGCGGCGGCTTCTTACTTAGGTGGTGGTTCAACTAACGTTTGGTATCGCTGGGGCTACATCAACCACCCAATGGGTTACGACTGGGCTGGTGCATCAAATGCATTCGCAACTAACGCAACTCTTGGCGCGGCTGGTTCTTACACACGTAAAATGGATAGCTTGAACTTAGGTATCCTACCAATATTCCACGCATAAATAAAAGGAGGAACTAATGGCTCTGGTTCTTAATACAAACAGTTACGTAGAAACAGCAGACGCTGATGACTACTTTGAAACTCGTATTGACAGTGCCAACTGGTTTGACGCTGATGACGAAATCAAGGAACAAGCAATTGTTACAGCTAGTTTACTAGTTGATGATAATTCTTGGATTGGTTCTGCTGTTAGTTCCTCACAAGCTTTGGCTTGGCCTCGTAAGAACGCTATATACAATGATTCTCGATTAGGGATGACTATAACTATAGCCGAAGACGAGGTCCCAAGTCGTGTTAAAGTAGCTGTCTACGAACAGGCTTTACATCTGATAAACAACGAAGATTTATTAATGGGTACTACTCAAACTTTTGAAAGTATTTCTGTTGGTTCAATCTCTATATCAGATAGCAACAATGACGTTACTAGAACTCCAATTAAGTCAACACAAGCAACTAAATCTATAAGACCCTTACTAGTTAAAGGTTCTGTAGGTCAGGGAGCAGGTTGGTGGAGGGCTAACTAATGTCAATGAAGGCTAGAGTAAAGGCCGCAGTAGATAAGGCTTTTCTTGCTATAGGAGACTTAGCGGTTTCTGCAACTTTATCCAGCAATACTTCAAGTGGTTATGATTTTGCTTCTGGCAGTATCACAACAACTGCATCTTCTAAAATAGTTAAGGTAGTACTCGAATCCAAAACTAAGCCAACAGGCGACTCAACAACTGCGAAAGCAATGATGAAGTCTGGAACAGCAATAGGCGGATACGATACCTTAACCATAGGTACTGACGTATACAACATATCTGAGTTTACTGATGACGGGTTTGTAATAACCTTATCATTAGGAAAGGAAGGTTGCTAATGTATAACTTAATACTTAGAGATGTAGAAGGCGTTTTCGCCTCAACTACTTGGACTTCTAATAGTATTCCAACTTACCCTGTTGACTATCAAGGGTGTAAGGGTGGAACTAATGGAGAATATGCAATGGTTTCTGTGTTACCTTCGAGTAGCGAAAACTATGCATATGGGGTAAGTAAGCAGTCTACAGGTCTTGTAGCAGTAAAATTGTTTGCAAAGAGCGGTGAAGGTCAGGGAAGATTTATGGCTATGGCCGACTTACTTGACATCGTTCTTGACAACAAAACACTACCTAACGGTACAAAGCTTGGAACATCATATTTAACAGTGGAGGGGGTAGACCCTTCGAACAAAGCACTTTCGAGTGCATCTTACATAATTCCATTTACACATTACGGAGAATAACAAATGGCACACATATCATCATTGGGTGCGGGTATCTTCACATACCTCGACATCTTCAAAGGCACAATACCTGCTTCTACTGATACAGTAGCAGAATGTGCGGCGCTATTCGTAGGCACAGTTGACGGAACTGCAGACGCAGACCACGTCCGTATGCCTTCAGTGCGTGAATTCCCATCAATCGGCACACCTGCAAACATCGTGAACGTTCCTGTTTACGGTCAGAAGACATCTTCACAGGTTCAAGGTCAAGCAGATGCTCCTACATTAGAAGTAACTGTTAACTACGTTGCTGACGACATGACAGAAATCCACAACTTAGTTGGAACTGACTGTGTATTCCGTTTCATGATGGCTTCTCAAGCTGTTACTGAAGACGAAGGCGCATCAGCTACTTTAGCAGTAAACAACACAGAGTTTTACTTCTTAGGTAAAATCGAAGCTATCTTGGTTAACCCTGCATTAACAGACGCAACAACTGCAACTGTTACTTTGTCAGCACAATCAGATTTCTTTGGTCCAGCTACACTAGCGGCTTAATAGAATAACGGGGTTCCTCTTCGGAGGAGCCTCACTAAACAAGAGAGTTAACAATGGATAAACCATTTAGTAAAGCTTTTGTCATGAGGACAACTTTTCGCCACATGCGCAGAAGTGTAGATATAAGTATTCGCAAATCGTTTGAGAGATTTAAAGACTTTGATAATGAGTCAACAACAGGTCGTGAGATTATGGAGACATTAAGTGTTCTACATACAGTACGAAAAATGTTAGACGACTTTCAAGCAAACAACCCAGAACTATTTTCAGAAAAAGATAAATTAAATTAATAGGAACAAAACAATGAAACATCTCGTTGGAAAAGCAATAACAGAAAAAGTCCCATTCATGGGCGATGAAGTAGAAGTAAAGAAACTAACTGTTGGTGAGATTTTATCACTACAGAAAGTAATAGCTAAAGTAGGCAACAGTGAAGATGCCGCAAAGCAAATCGGACTCCTTCGTGAAATAATTAAAGTAGCAGTATTAGGTGCTGATGAATTATCAGACGAAGACTTTGATACATTCCCTATCGAAGAACTAAACAAATTATCTACAAGAGTAATGGCATTATCTGGTTTATCGGGTGATGAAGAAGCGGGAAACTAACTCGTTCTGAAGAAACTATATTTGAAATTGCGTATGAGTTAAAGATGCCTGTATATAAGTTACGGGAGGAAATGCCTTATACCGAACTTCTTCAGTGGGTAGAGTATTTTAAAAGAAGACCTATAGGCTACAAGGAAGACCAACGTTCTTTCTTAAACCTACAGGCACAAGGTTTCAAAGGTAAACCTGAAGACGTGTTTGCTACACTTAAGCAAATGAAAGATAATACTCCAGCTGAAGTTAGAGCATTGCCAAAAGGCAAGTTCCTAGAAATGATGATGAAGTCTAAAGATAAAGACGACTCTGGTTGGACCCCACCTTGGATGAACGATGGCAAAAAATAATAGTTTAGTCTCTTTGGAGATTGTGGATTTTAGGCAAGAGATGGAACGGTTAGACCGTGAACTCAAAGAAGTTGCCAATAAAGAAATAGAAGACTTAATACACTATGGAACAGACCAGCTTAAGATAGTAACCCCCGTTGATGAGGGTAATGCTCGTATGGGTTGGTTTGATGAAATAGAGAAAAACAGATATGGCGGCTTTAGTGGTGGCAATATCATAAACGAAGTAGAATACATAGGCAGACTAAATGCCGGATGGAGTAAACAAGCTCCTAAATACTTCATAGAACAAACACTAGTTAAAATCGGCGTTATTACCCCAAGCTGATTAATATATTATGCCCTCGATGGCTTCTCCGAAATGCGAGAAACTTATCGGGGGCTTTTTTATTAAGGAGACACACAATATGAGTGGTGTAAAGATTCGGGTAAGAGCAGATGCGGCTCAAGCCCAGAGAGAAATAGGTAAAGTAGAAAAAGCGGTTGTTAATCTAGACAAACGTGCTACCAATACCGCAAAGGCATTCAGAAACCTAGCACTGGGTATTACTGCGGCTTTTACTGGTGGTGCTTTAACTAAGAGTATTACTAAGAGTGCAGACTCAATGACAGAGTTTGGTAACAGAGTTAATCTTGTTACTAGAGATGTTCAGAAAACAAAAGGCGTTATGGACGAATTGTTCAAGATAGCGTCTAGGTCTCGTGGTAGTGTAGATGCCGCCGCTGAGACATTTAACCGATTTGGTTTAGCACTACAGGACTCTAACAAGCCTGTTGGTGAATTATTAAAAGTAACTGAAGCAGTACAGAAAGCGGCTGTTATATCTGGTGCCGGAGCGCAATCAGCTAAAGCGGCTATCGTACAGTTAGGACAGGGCTTAGCCTCTGGTCAGTTACGTGGACAAGAATTAAACTCAGTATTAGAACAAATGCCAAGATTGGCTAAGTCTATTGCTGATGGTATGGGCATACCTTTTGGTAAGCTACGTGAAGAAGCTATGGCAGGAAAGATTACTGCTGAAGCTGTTTATGCGGCTATCTTAAACGGTGCTGATGAAATAGATGAAGAGTTTAACACTCTTAACGCTACTGTAGGTGGTCTGGCTACTGTGTTTGGTAATGAATGGACAAGAGCCATTGCTAACCTAGACAAAGCTATAGGCACGTCTGAGGGTATTAAAGACGGTATAATGTTTGCCACTATTGCTATTAAAAGCTTTGGTGAGAATATTATATCCTTTGCTACACTAGTATCAGGTGAGTTATTGTTAGCTAAACTCTCAGTTCAAAGATTTGCTAGAGACGTGGGTTCATTCCTTAAAGGATTGTTCTCAGCTGACCTAGACACAGAACAAATAAGTAAGAACATTATTGACGGCTTTGAAGTTGCAAAGGCTAAAGTTAAAAAGGGATTTAAAATCTCTGTAGACTTTGTTGTTGAAAAAGTAGACCTACTAACACAGATGTTCCCAAGCATGGGTACTGCATTAACTGCTGTTAAAACCTTCGGTGAAAATATCACTAAAGTGTTTAAAGACCTGTGGAGCGCTATTGTTGGTAATTCTTATTGGACAGGCATATTTGACCCTAGCCATATGGAGCCGGGACAAACACTTGCTATAGGTAGTAGTATACGACGATTCCTAGACAAACCTCTTGACGAAATTAAGTTGTGGGGTTCTGCTTTAGTACAAACCTTTGACAATATAAGCTTTGAAATTTATGATAGATGGCTTATGACTGTTACTTCTATAAGAGAGGTTGGCTTTGCTAACACTTTAAAGATTGAAGTAAACAAATCAAAAGGCATACTAGGTAGACTTTCTAACGCTTTCTCAAATGCTTCTTTCGAGATATATGACACATGGCAAGGTCTTGTTACTAGTGTTAACGAAATAGGATTAAAACCTACTGTAAACTTAACTGTAGAAAAGCTATGGACTGCTTCATTAAGAAGAATGGGTACAGCATGGGATACGTTTAACTTAACGTTAACCGAGGCTTCTGGTTCTGATGAGGCTTTATTCCCATCAGCAGAAACAATGGGTGTGAAGTTTGATGCGGCGATAAAGAAAGTTAAAGACAATTTTAACTCGTTTGTTACTTTGTTAAACAACACAAGTATTGTGATAGGTGCTAAAGGCGTATCTAGTTCTTTAAAAGAAAACTTTGATACAATAGTAGAAGACTTTAAAGCATACTTAGACTTTGAAGGTGACGTTGCGGGTGCTTTATTTGCAGGTGCTATGCTAGCGGCCTTTAACACAAGCATAAGAAAATTCTTATTTGCTAACGCTATAGGCGCGGCTTTATTAGCTTCTGTTGTTTCACTACAAGATAACCCAGAATTCCAAGAATCAGTTAAAGCAACAGCTAGAGGCTTTGGTAAGCTATTGGGCAAGTATCTTGAAGACGGTGAAGGTGGTTTAGTAGAAAATATTCTATCAGGAATAGTAAAACTAGCTAGCTCTATTGGTACTGGTTTTATAGACGGAATGTTTGGAGAAGACTTTAACTCTAAGTTTGCAGACGTTCTTGCAACTTCAATTACTTTAGTTATAGGTGCTTTTGTATTAAGTGCTAAAGCCAGAGCAGGTTTAGTTGCTATGGGCGTAATGATGGCGAAATTTATCTTTGGTCTTTCTGCTAGAGGTATTCTTGCTACAAGATTGGGTAATCAATTATTTCATGGTATGACTGCCGCCGGTAAGAAAGCTAGAGTTAAATCAGGAGCAAAAAGCTTAGGTGCCAAAGTAGGCGCTATTGCTGGTAAATCTTTAAATGCCGCTATGATGGCAGGGCTAGTTCAATCAAGCGCTGACGCTTTAATCGATGACGATGCTTTTAATGGTTTTGGAGAAACTCTTGACGGTGCTATAGGTGGTGCCGCTCTAGGTGGACAACTTGGACTTATGATAGCTGGACCTCTTGGTGCGGCAATCGGTGCGGCGGTTGGTGGTGTAGGTGGTTTCTTAATTGATGCACTTAACAATCCAGATGTAGTAGCTAAGTTAAAAGGTATATGGGACAGTGCTATGGCATTGTTTGATAAGTACGTTATACAGATGCCTGTTACTTTAGGCAATAACATACTACAAGGCTTTAAAGATGCTTGGGCATGGTTGTCTGGGAAACTAGATACTGTTAAAGCCTTCTTTGGTTTTGGTAATGGTGAAACAAGCTCAGACGGTAGTAGACTAGTAATACAACCGGGAGAAACAGCACAGGAATACCAAGAGAGAATGAAGAACTTCTCTACAGGTGGACCAGTAAGTGGCCCCGGTACAGGAACCTCTGATGATATCCCTGCGATGTTGTCTACAGGTGAGTATGTAATGAAGCAATCTGCTGTACAGAAGTTTGGTACAGGATATATGGATGCTATTAACCGAGGAGTAATGCCTAAGTTTAGAAACCAAGGTGGCCCAATGGGTCGTCGTGCTTTCACAGGACTAGGTATAACAGGTCAAAGCAACAGACTAGCTATAGAACTAATCAGAGCACAAGCTGATGGTCGAGAAGATGACCAGTTTGACATCATTGAACAGCTTAAACTTCTTAACAACCTTAATCAATCACAAGTTGATTTATTAACAGAAGGTGGTGAGAAGAATGTTGTTGAAGGTCTTAAAGGCACTGACGAAGAAGGTACTAAGGTAGCGCAAGGCTATGCTGAGAACTTCTCTAATGCGTTTAAGAACGGTCTTTCAGAAGTACTACATGGTGGTGATTTGAAAGAAGTCCTTACTGGATTGTTAGACAACTTTACTTCTTCAGTAATTGACTCTTTTGCATCTAGCTTCACAGAAACTGCTATGGAAAACTTAATGCCTATGATGACTGACCTTTTCAAAGGTATCGGCAACATCGGTGGCAGTGCTGGTGGTGGCTTCGACATAGGTGGCATGATTACTAAAGGCATAAGCTTCTTTTCAGGATTTGGAATGGCTCAAGGTGGTACTGTACCATCTACGTCTTTCTCACAAGCAGGAAAAGACTCTGTCCCAGCAATGTTAATGCCGGGTGAAATGGTATTGTCTAAGAACGCTGTTAGAAACATGAATTCTCAAAACAACTCATCACAACAGTCATTTAACATAAACGTGCAAGGTGACGTATCACGACAAACTCGTAAAGAGATTGTTAAGATGATGCCTCAAATTGCTGGTGGTGTTAATGCACAAAATAAAGAAAGTAATTTCAGAAAATAAATACAACGGTCATCCCTTCGGGGGTGGCCTTTTTTATCAAAACATCGCCTAAAAAAGTGGGGTTTTTTGACCCTCTATAATGAAGAAACCCAAAAGGAGAACACAATGATAATCGCAACTTTAATTGCACTAACCTACTTTTACTTACTATACGTACTAGTATTAACACTATATGAAACTTACCGGTCAGACAGACCATAACCTAACGGAGAACAAAATGTTTAAATTTTACAGAGGCACATGCCAACGAGAAGCTAACGAATTAGCACAGGATATTCAAACTCGTAATATCACACACTGGACTGATTCATACGACAACGCCGCTAAATATTCTAAAGGCGCTGTTATTGAAATTGAGATGGATGAATTACCACCTCACTTTAATTCATACTCTGGCATATGTCAGGGCGATGCTACACATGGTACATTCCGTGAGTGGTTACTAACACGAGGATACTTCGAAGGTATCGCTTGTAACTATGTTGAAGAATCAACAGTACACAACCATTAAGGAGATTAAAATGTTTGAATATAATTTTATAGAGGCACTAAACTCAGATACACCAATACTTGACGTAGTCTTTCTACCGTTCTTGCTTGTGTTTCTTGGCTATTGCCTCAGACTACTAATAGCAACCGGTTTTGAAAAAGTATTTCGTATAACGATATTCTTTAAAGGAATACCGATACTCGGACCAATAGCTTGCGTCCTATTCCCTACAGACCTTGGATTACTAGCTAATCTGGGTTTCTATGCAATAGACTTTGTAGCAACAATACAATTAATAATTAAAAGTGTTAAACCTAAGAAGGAGAACAAAAATGCCACTACCAACAAAATCGACGGAAGACCAAGTAATCCGTAACAGAGAATACTTCGACAGGGCTATAATCTTTCAAGGTTGTAGTTCTGTTGGTGGATTCACAGACATCGACGCTTGTTACGATGTAAAAGGAAAAGCACTAATCCTCATAGAAGTTAAACGTGAGGGTTGTGCAATCACTACAGGACAGAAGATACTATTTGAAAGACTTGTAATGTGGTGTCAGAAACCCGTCTATGCTATTACAGCATGGGAGAATACTGATGGTGATATTATCTTAAAAGATTGTATCGTAAAAGAAATCAGGATGAAAGACCCTGAGACCGGCAAATCGACTGTTAAACCTTTTAAGGGTCAGACAGTGAAACAGATTGTCAACTATATCGAAAAGAAACATGGAGTAGCATAATGCTAGCATTCACAGCAACAACCGTAATACTATGTGTAATATTTTATCTTGTAATCACAGACAAAGGAGAAGACTAATGGATATACTTTTAGGAGTAATAATTTTTGTAGCGTTTCTTATTGGAAGCGAAGAATCACCATCACAACGACGAGACCGAGCGGCTCGTAAAAGAAGAAATAAAAAATATTCTAGGTGGTATGACTAATGGAATTTTTAACACAATTAATTATCACATGGAATGATGGTGAATACTTAAACACTCAAACTATGATGATAGAAAATGCGACTATCTGTGGAGACATTATCGGTATTATGTACGAGAGTCTCTACAATCAATTTGAAGACAGCATGATGCAGTGTATTGAAACACTAATCCCTGCTTATTCTCCAACACCAACTTTAAGGAGTTTCTAATGGAAAAGAAAACATACTCAATCTATGTAACACTAGAATATCACACTTGTTGGGAAGTAGAAGCAACTAGTCTAGAAGAAGCAGAGCAACTACATGACTGGAATCATAGTAAAATGCGCTGGAAATGCCTAAGTGATATGGGTACAACACATATAGAGGAGAACTCAAATGAACACACAGAATCCAAATGAAATCAGTGCCTACATCTTAACAGGCTTTAACACTGAAGTAGAAGTCTTCGGTACACTACACATGCCATCACCTTGGTCTACTTATGATGAGGGTGGTTACTTGTGTATTGAGTTTATGGACGATGCTATAATTGAGGACATTCATTATTTTGATGATTTGTTCGGACATCAAGTAAACTTAACTGAAGGTAACGACTTATACAAACAAGCTTTATCCAATTTGGTTGAAGCACACGAAGACGAAGTTAGAGATAACTTTGAATACATTCATCAACCACATGGAGAATACCTATGATAACATTTACTATTACAACAGCTATTTTAGTAATGGCTATTACTTGGCTTGTACTACTAGGTTCAGGCAAATAAACTGGGGGTTTTATACCCTCTATAATGAAGAAAACAAAATTCAACCAAATTTAAGGATATCAAAATGAAAAATTTAATTACAGCCGCAATCATCGCAGTAGCACCAGTAACAGCATCAGCAGGAGATTTATATTACTCTGTAAGTGCTTACGGTATACAAGGTGAATCATTGCACACAAGCACAAGTGACTGTCTGTATACTATGGGCATCATGCAATCTAACTTTAAAAGCAATGTTGGAAAAACTAAAACTATCAAGTCTAACCTTGGTGGAAAAGACTATGTACAAAAAGTAGTAGCATCAAGAGACGGTATTTATCGTTTGTCAATGACTTGCTACTTCTAAGAACTTTCTATTGGCTACTCTTTGTCCTCCCACATTGAGTAGTCGAGTAGAGTGTTTTTACTCTAACACAAACTTATAATTTTAAAAACAGGAATATAAAAATGAAAAATATTATTACAGCAATCGCATTATCAGTAGCAACAGCAACAACAGCTTCAGCTAACATTTGTAATGTAAACCCAAATGCTATAATCGACTATCCGGGATATCACGGCATTCAAAAATCATGGTACGACAAAGGTGAATACTTATTCATGTTTAGCGCAGTATCACATCATGCTGACCCAATATCATACAAGCATTATAGCAATGTTGAGTCTATTGTTACTCACTATCGCTTAAATA